TCAAAACGGAGCACGACCCCAAGGACAGCGGTGGAACCACCAAGTGGGGCATTGACCAAGCTTCCCATCCCCTGTTGGACATCGAGAACCTGACACTCGAAGAGGCTGTGCAGAGCTACCACAACGATGAGTGGAAACGCGCTCATGGGGATGCCCTGCCCGAAGCTCTGGCCATTTGTCATTTCGACGGCACTGTGAACATTGGCGTGGTCCCCAGTGCCAAAATGCTTCAGGCTGTCGTGGGGGCCACTGTGGATGGCAAAGTCGGCTCCAAGACATTGGCTTCTGCATCCGCTGTGGGCAATCCATTGCACGCGGCCTTGGCCATGCTCGAACGTCGGAAGACCTACTACACCCGGCTGCGCCAGTTCCCTCGATATGGCCGGGGGTGGGTGAATCGGGTGGAAGATCTGCGCCAGTTCATCTCCTCCTGCTAGCCCGCAGCGGTGGGTAATCCGTCATAAGGATGTCCTCAAGCACCTGCTTGGCTTCAAGGTACCCCATGCTGCCACGGCTGAACACGCTGCATAGGTGGATCACGGCCTTGGTGGTGGGGGCGTCGAACTTGTTTTCCTGACAGAACCGCAGAGGCGTGATGGCCCAGTCCGAGTCTTGGGTGCGCCAGGCGGTCTTGGTCTGCTCGTACATGGACAGGCCGAGGTCACAATAGTGGATGGCCTTCTCAAGGTCTTCACGCCCGTGCTTGGCCCGGTGGCGGCTGACATACTTGATCACGTTGGCCATGCAGTAGGGCAACTGGTTGCGCTCGCTGAACTCCACCGGCTGGATCGGCATGTTCTTGTAGTGCTGCCCACCGACCTGTGTGGCGAGCGGATTAAACATGGTGGACTCACCAGTCAACGGGAGCGGGGTCTGGACGATTTTGAGGCTGGTGATGCGAGGGGGTTTCATCAGTATAAATTTTCGCTGTAAAGTGTTCCTGTGGTTGATACAAGCTTGCGAATTTGGTCTTGATCGGCTGCAACCACCCAAGCTTCTTGACGATTCAAAAAGCCACCAAACTGGTCAATGAAACCTTGATCCCACCCCGTAAAACCTTCATCGGCTTTAACTTGTGAACGCATAACAGCATCCCAATGGCGGGCGCCACAAATAATGCGCCCAGATTGACGGTTTCGGTTTGCAGCGCAGACGATGCGCCGAGGGGTGACTGAGTAGTCTGGCTTCCACTCAGATGGGTTCGGTTCACTCATATTCATCCTCCATCAAATCCGAGTCATCTCCAATCTCAACCACACCGCCACCACGGCGGAACGCCTCAAGGCTTTGCAGTGCAGTCAGCAGGGTGTTCTCGCTGGCAGCCTTGTTCTCCAGGGCCAGAGCCACGGCGTAGTCCACGGTGCCGGGGCACATGAGCCGCCACAGGTTGACTTCGTTCCGCTGGCCGCGCCGGAACAGACGGCCCAGCATCTGCTCGGACTTCTCCCGGCTGTAAGTCTGGGAATACCACACAAGGTTGCATCCGCCGTCCTGCATGTTGAGGCCGTGTGCCATCGAGGCCGGGTGGGCGACGAGCTGTGGGATCTTGCCCGCGTTCCACCGTGCCAGCATCTGCACCTGTGCCGCCTTGTTCTTGTAGTCGGAGAAGAACTCCGCCTTGGGCAGCGCCTTCCTCAACCGGTCAACCTCGTGCTGGTAGGCGTAGCCAATGAGCGTGGGACCGTCAATCTTCCTGACCGTCTCCACCAGCGCCCGCACTTTCTTGTCATGGATCTCATGCACCAGCTTCTCCTCGTCGTACGTGGCTCCACTGGTGAACTGCATGAGCTTCGTGATGAGCGCGGCAGCATTGGGGGCTGTGATCACCTTGTCACGGATCTGGGTCACAAGCTCGTCCTCAAACAGACGGTATTGTGACATTAACGCAGAACCCAGATCAACCTCAACGTCGTTGACCACGGTGTCCGGCAGATCGAGCCAATCGCTGGTCCTCAACGTCAGGGTGACATCACTGATCCGTTTATAAATTCGCTCCCCGGCACCGTCCTTGAGCACCCACTTGTATTTGCGAAAGTCAGTGGGTTTGAAATAAGTCTTTTGGAAGTTGCTGAAGCTGGGGCCGAGCCGTTTGCCACCATCCACCATCATCATCTGTCCCCACAGGTCGGCCTCACTGTTGGGGGCTGGGGTGCCGGTCATCGCGATCTGCCGGGCGACACGGGGGCAGTATTCGCGGTAGATGGCTGACCTAATAGATTTACTGCTTTTGCTTTTTGTTGATTCGTCAAACACCACCATGTCGTAAGGCACGGCCAGTGACTTCTGCTTGGCCAGCAGCACGGCCACGGTGGGCAGGGACTCCCAGTTGACCGTGTAGATGTGAGCCGTGCCATTGGTGAACTGCTTCTGGCCTTCCTCAGTGCGCAGATCAGCAATCCTCATCTGACGGAACTGCTCGAACTTGGCCACTTCGTTGGGCCATGTCAGGTTGCACACGGCCAGCGGTGCGATCACCAGCATGGCTCTGGCCTCTCCGGTGAGCAGCAGGGTATCAAGGTGGTCAATGATGGTGGCCGTCTTGCCAAGGCCCATCCCCATGAGCAGAAACGTGTCTGGGTGCGCCAGCAGGTGACTGCGGGCCAGCCGTTGAGGTTCTGACGGGGAGTAGCGCATCACCAGATACCAGCGAGAGGATCACACCGGCTTTGTGCGATCTTGAAGTACTCGGGGTCGCGCTCGATGCCGATGAAATTGCGCCCTGTGTTGATGCAGGCCACCCCAGTTGTGCCGCTGCCCATGGTATTATCGAGCACCGTCTCGCCTTCGTTGGTGTAGGTGCGGATGAGGTATTCCATTAGGGCGACGGGCTTTTGAGTCGGGTGATACCCTCTTTCTGAGGGTATCTGGAGAAGGTTTTTAGGGTAATTTGTTACCTCTTGAACGTAACCATCTTTAAACCCTGTTCGACCCATAACGTCGCCTGTTTCTTTTGTCCGCACTCTACCAGAAGAGAGTTTCGTCACGCCCTGAGGATTATACGTCGGCTGACCAGTGTAGAAAATTAGAACATCCTCGATTTGTCGAAGCGGCTGTTTTTTCGCATTCGCGAATCCAGTGCAATTTGTCTTTGCCCACGTCCAACTGTATTTAAACAATTCGATCTGGCTCATTACCAAAGCACTTGTGAACGGCTGGCTCGCAGTGAGCACAATAGCCGCATTCTTTTTGCACACGCGCCGGTATTGATCCCACAGCGGGGCAAAGGGAATCACTGCATCCCATTTGCAGGCAGTCGTGCCATAAGGTAAATCAGCCATCACCATGTCCACGCTGCCGGTTTTTATTTCCTGCATGTACTCAAGGCATTCACCAAATATCAGTTGAATATTCATCTCACCACACGCCCTCCAGTTTGCCATCCCTCGGCCCCGGCAGCGAGCACCAGCATGGCTCTGGCCTCTCCGGTAAGCAGCAGGGTATCAAGGTGGTCAATGATGGTGGCCGTCTTGCCAAGGCCCATCCCCATGAGCAGGAACGTGTCAGGGTGCGCGAGCAGGTGACTGCGGGCCAGCCGCTGGGGTTCTGACGGGGAGTAGTGCATGCAGGACTACCAGATGTCGGCAAGGAGGTCTTCGTCGGTTATCTCTTCCTCGTCGGGCACCTCCACGCCATACCTTTCATCAGACCCCACCTCACACGACTCCCCGCAGCCAACGCCGAAGTCGAATCTCTCGTCGTACGGGATGTGGTGCTTGTCGGTGAACTCCTCAAAATCATCGAACAACACGCCTACCATGAGATCCGTGGTGGTCCTGTGGCCTCGAAAGAAGTTCCTCCGTCCGTCCGGCGACGCTGTTGCCGGTGTCACTTTGAACCCGCCGAACTCCTTCTCCATCTTTGCCGGGAACTCCATGAACTCAGGGTTGTTCTTGGCCACGGTAAGGAGCTTGCGCCATGACTTCTTCCAGCACCACGTGCAGTTGCCCAGATGCTCGGGAATCGTCAGGTCAAACCCCCACGACCTGACATGCTGCACCACTTTTTCCTTGGTGTACCCCATGCCCACAAGTGGATAGATGAACCCGGCCTCAGCCGCACGGGCTGACATCCTGTGTGCCTCATCTGCCCGGATGCCAATGGCTTTTTTATAAGTCCCATTTTTCCACCCAATGCTGCGCAGATAACTTTCCATCACATTTTCTTTCAGCCGGGCCGTGCAGGAGGGGTTCCCCATGTTCGGAATGCCGTACTTGGCAATGTAATCCCTGAATGGCCTGCCATCCCTGCTTGCGGTTTCATAGGTGACAATCCTGTGCCTGACGCCGTTGCCTATGGTGGGGTCCACCACCGCCTCAAGCCACACAGTGCCAAACCCCAGCCGCTCATCACACTCCTTGATAAAATCCAATGTGGCCGGGTGCTCCTGTCCAGTGTTGGCAAACACCACATTGATCTCATGGGTGGGGCCGAGATTTTCGATCACCAGTTTCGTCATCACCGCACTTGTGCGCCCACCTGAAAATGATATTGAAATGCGAGGTTTCACCACACGCCCTCCAGTTTGCCATCCCTCGGCCCCGGCAGCGAGCACCATTCGTCGATGATCCGTTTGCCCTTCTCCACGTTGTCCGTCCAGTCGGCAAGCCCGTTGCGGTCATGCACGTCCTGGATCTTCTGGGCCTGTCCGACTGTCAGCTTCTCGCCGGGGCGTTTCACCTCCATGAGAGCAGCCACACCATTGGGGGTAAGCACCCACCGGTCAGGCACCGAGCGGTTGTTCGGGCTGGTGAACTTCCACCACAGGCACCCCCTGCTCACGGCATACCGGCCAATGGCAGCCTCGATGGCTTTCTCACGGGGCTTGTGCTTGGCCGGGTTGTAGAACTTGGGGGGCATGGTGGTCAGAACTGCTTGCCGCCTGCGATGATCCGGGCTTCATGCTTGTGGTCTTCACGCACAGCATTGAAGGCCATCTTTTCATCAAATGCTCCTTGAAGGTCATAGCCGAACCCGGCAGCGTAATCAAGAATACGAATGATGGCATCCACCAGCTCCACTTCGGCCATTTTGCGGTGGGGGAGCTTGTCATCCATGAGATCTTTCCGTTCGCCCTCAAGGCATTCGGAGATTTCACTGTGGATCAGCGCCAGAAGTTCACCTTTGTTCCGTTTGATCGGTTCTTTGGTGATGGGGTCCTGCCACCATTTGATGTTGGCCTGATGGACGATTTTTGAGAGTTCGTTGAGATTCATGTTCGTGTGTTTGTTGTGTTTTGGAAGGCTGGGTTGAGCGGGCGGGTTGTCATCCCGCTATTGACTAGGCATCGCTGCTGGAATCGCACCAGCGTTAGGCTCTCCTTTGCAACCGCTCAACCCAGCCTTCCAATTGTTCAGTTAATCTTGAGCACCTTCATCATCTCCTGCCGTTCCACGATGTGCAGGCGGCTCAGGAGGCGGCGGAGCATGGTGGGCCTGTTGCGGGTCTGCACCTCTGCCACGATGAGCTTGCGCAGACGGTCAGCCGTGGGGGCCGACTCGTTGAACACCTTGATCAGCGTGGGCCAGTTGACCAG